CCGAACTTCAACCCTCGTGTACGGCCGAGGATGTCGGCTTGTATGTAACCGTTCATAATTTGTGTGTGTTGTGTGAAAGCTTACGGGGTGATGTCAAGCGTGCCGGTAGATTGGATCGTGCCGGAGAAGTTGACATAGGCACCGCCGGCCGCATCTTGGTTGAGCGTCAGGTCGGTGATGTAGGCTTCGCACTGGTGATAATAGACGGTGCCGATGGATGCGCCGGTGACCGTTGGGTTCTGAAAGCGCACGGTGATCTTCGTCTTGTTCACTGTTGCAGTCAGTAAATCCTTATAGCTTACTTGTGAGATAGTCGGTGCCACCTCGCACACCGCATCGAACGAGAAAGAGAAGCCCGGATCGCCAACACTTGTCAGCTTGCCGCAGTTGGTCTCGTCCTCGTTCACCGTCACGGTGGAGTTTACGCTTGATGTCCGGAGGCAGACCAGCGTCTTATAGCTTGAGCCGCCGGCTACGTCGATTTCAATGTTCTGAACCGAACCTTGTATTTGTCCCATTTCCTTGTTTATTTTTCAATTAATGTCATATCAAAAGTAAGCAATTTCCGAACGAGCCATGCGCTGCCGTCTTGCTCTACAAGGTAGTTGCTCGATGCCAATGTCGGAGCCACGAATTGAAAGTCGGCATCCGTGATGGTGGAGTAAGGGAAAGTAGTGACGCTGTTCATCACTTCTGCCGCAATGCCATCCGTCACATCGTAGTCGAGTTGCTTGTATTGCTTGCTAACAATGTCAAGTGTTATGGAGCAATCGTGAATGAATATCTGATTGTTGCCAACCTGGGCATGCGTCATGCTGTTGATGTACACATAATTGTCCGGAAGTGTGACAATCGGTAGCTGCGAGTAGACCGTGATTGCTTTGCCATCGTATGTAAGCGATGCCAGTGCGGCGGCAAATGCCTTGCGGAGTGATGTGCCTGGGTTCTTCATCGCTTCTTTTTTACTATGTCGGTTATACGGCGAATAAGTTTGCTCCGTTCAGCCACGAATGATGGCCAGAGATATGGCTGTGGAGCAATGCCGAACTTGTATATCTTACGCGCAATGTTGGCGGCGTGGTTTTTATCGCCCTTCTTGATGACTTTCTTTTTCGTTCCCCACTCATAGATTGAGTTGACGAACTGATCCCAGTTGCCTTTGCTTGTCTTCTGAACTGCTCTTGCTTGCTCTTGCAATTCAGGAGGTACTACTGTTTTCCCTCTTGTACCAAACTCAACGAAGCCAGCATGTGGTGCATTTGAAAAGACCGTGTACTGCATGAACGCAATCTTTTGACTCCCGATTCCTTTACGCAATTGGCTAAAATTTGCCGGAGCAATTCTGTCCGCTTTTTTTGCTATCAAATTGCAGGATGATTGTAATTCACCATCCACCTCTCTGCTCACCTCATTGTCAAGTTGGGCAAGTGCGTTGATCACACCCTGCACACCTTTCAGCTGAAGGTTCATATCGACACCCTCCGATAATATTGTGCCGCCATCATCGGGAAGTCAACAAGGTTGGCGCCTTCGTTGCTCAAGTCGATGCCACGGTTCTGGTAGGTGTACGCCGTGATGCAGAGGATGTCGTTCTTGATATCGTCAGGAACTGATATATAGCCGCTTGTAAGCCATATCTCATAGATTCCGGAGTGATACACCGACATCTGTGCACCATTGGCTCCAAAGGCCCTGTAATCGCTTGTAGAGCATCCGTCAACCATCACCATGTCGATTGACTGCACCGGCCCTGGCAGTTCATAAAGCTCGCCGGCAGTCATCTCAATCGTCAGATGCAGTTGGCGCGTGCCATAGTTCCGGCCGGTGTAGTTCTCGTGCCAAATGCGTGCGTTCTTGATGAGTGATCCGATTAAGGTATCGTCATCGCTGAACGCTATTTTCATGTAAGTCTTCGCCTCGGCTACGCTCACCGGCTCGGTGGTGTAGTCCTGCACTATCTCGGTATCTATGAGAAGGTTCATGCTTTACGTTTATGGTCAGTGATTGACTGACGCATAAAGTTACGAAGTCTCTCCAAGGATGCCATCGGGTCAAGCTCACGACTGCGAATCTTGGCCGCTTTGCTCGCTTTCTCGTATGCTTTTGGGTTAAAAAGTTTCTCGATCTGGTCAACCCATAGCTTGACTTCTTCTCTGTCAAAGTAAAGTCCTGCCTTGCCACAATTCTCCCGAAGTCCCGGAGTACCAGAGCTTATGACCGGGATGCCGGAGCACATGGCCTCCGTGGCCGTTCTGCCCCAAGACTCATATTTTGATGGCATGATAAGTATGCGCGTCTTTGCATACACATCCTTGATCGTGGGAGTCTTTGGCAGCACCGTGACGTTTGGTGGTTGGTTCGTGTGCTGGCCTTTGTCTGCAGGCTCGGAGTAACTGCCCGTCACGCCGATGAACTTGCGGTGAGGGAGTGCTTCAGCTATCTGCCGGAGGATGTGGCCGCCCTTGTTCTCGTCAAGGTTGATGAGGGTGATGGCTTCGTTATATGACGGGTCAACATTGGTGTCGTAGTGCCGCCAATCGCATGGCGGTGTGACCACGATGCTTGGATGATCGTAGTTGAGCTGTGCTTTTGCCCACTCGCTATTGTAGATGATATATTGCGGGTCTTCAGCCCACACGATTCGCTGATATGTGCTCGTGTTGTGGATGAGGTGGAAGAGTGGACGCTTGAACACTTGTGCAATGCCGATGCTCCAATCGGTGTAGTCGAGATGCGTTATGATTGCATCAGACCAGGTCAAGAGCCGCTCGATGACCATCTCCTCTGGTGGGAACACATCAATGCCGTCATAGGTGTACATCGAGTTGATGCGGTAGTGGTTGGCTTGATGCAATAGGACGCGCACATCACCGCCATTGGCTTTGATGTCCTTGTTGATCCAGTGCGCCATGTACTCCGCACCGCACGTGTGTTGCGGTGGGTAAAGGTGAATAGAGTTGAGCAGTTTCATGGCTTGGTAATTTTGACCACGAGCATCATGTATCCCATATCATCCTCACGGCCATCCTTGATGATCTCCACGCCCGGCATGCCTATAAAGTCAGTAAAGTGCCAAAGGCTTCGATGTGTCTCCAATTCATTGCCGTAGGCTGCCCCTTGCTCGATCCATACTGCCGGCGTGCTTATGAGTAGGATGCCGCCGGGATTCAGCACATCGCAAACAATCTTGCTGATGACTGCATTGCCTTCATCCTTGTCGAAGTGCTCAAGGACATCGGTCATGAGCACGCAGTCATACTTCAAATCAGATGACTGCAAATATTGCTGAATAGTGCAGTCGTGCACCTTGTCGTAACAAAGCCAAAGAGGCGAGTGATAATCGTAGAAGCCTTCGACCCCAATGATGCAAGTATTGCGGTAATTTTCTTTTACTCCTACATCAAGCCAGTTGCGGATGCCTGCGCCGTTGATGCCATGACCCACACCAAGGTCAAGGATGGTCTTCGGGCTGTGCATCAAGACCTGACGCATGATGTCACGGAAGGAGGAGTAAGAGCCGATGGGCATGGTGTGTGTGTTTATGTGTTAAGCAAAGAAGGGAGTAAGGCACATGGCCTCACTCCCTTTGTATTTATCAGAGGTCGGATCAGCTCGCGCTTCCGTAGATAGCCGCAGTCGGCTGGAAGGAAAGCAGAGCTACACGGGCTTCAGCGCGGTAAGTCACCAAGTTCTTGATGAAGTCATCCTGATCGGTCTCGGTGCTGCGCACTGCGAGGCCGGAGGCTTGAGCGATGGCGAACGCATCAGTGTTCATCACATATATCTTGCCGCTCACGATTTGGCTGTGAGGGACAAGAGGAATGCCAACGATGCGGGTCTCACCTTGTGCGCCGATGGTGATGCCACCCGGAACACCGTAAGAGCCATTTGTTGGCTGGGTCTTCAGAACGGATGCCCATACGGCATGCGTGGTGAGGATCACATTGGGCTGACCGAGGCCGAGAGCCAGGTGCTGGGCAGTGTAGTCAATGATGCGCTCGGCAACCGGAGTGGCAGAGGTGCTACCTGCGGTGGCAGAAGCGGTGATCGTTGACATGAAGCTGTTGTTGATGGCACGGTTCCAGTCTTCCAGCAGGCTTTGAGATAGGTAAGCTTGCAGGAAAGGCAGGTCTTGCAACATCTGACGGCTCACCTTGGCGTAACCGGCTACGAAAGGCACACTGGTGTTCACCATCGTCACATCGTAGTCGACTTGCGCCTTGGCACTTCCTTCGGTCTGCGTTCCAAACGAACCTTCACCAATGGCAGCATTGCCACGAGGGAAAGTCACATTGCCGGTGGCAGTCGGGATGATGCGGAAGATGTTGTACAGATGCGGGCTGAAGAACGAGCGCAGGATGGGGTTGTCGGTGTAGCTGATCTGGCTGGTGCCGGTCAGGTTGTTGCCGAGGGTCATCGTTCCAACTGCCTTGGAGCTGTTGAAAGGAGTCTCGTTTTTGATTGCCTCAAAGTTGGCGGCAACTACGTCCATGATGCCAGCCTTCAAAGACTTCTGCCGGTCACCACCGAAAACGTCATTTTCCATCTCGGATTTGATCTTGCCGTTTGCGGCGATCAGCCCGTTGATCTTCTCGCGCAGTTCGCCGAGAGTTTCGCCCTTCTTCTGGGCATCTTCGTTCAGTTGTGCTACGGTTGCAGCATGCTTAACATCCAGAGCAGCGACTTCTGCGCTCACCTGGGATTTGATTTCTGCCAGCTTCGGATCGAGAGCGGCAACGATGTCTTTTACTTCCATTTGGGTACGATTGTAAAAATTGTTTAAAAATGTTTGAGTATCAAAATATCGAGTGCATTGGCAGCATTTTTA